GCTCAGGGTCCTTCCAGGGGAGGGGGCGGATCGCGGGGTGCGCGGAGCCCCGGTGTTCGAGAGTTCTCATTTTTGCTCAGGATCGCTTTGTCGTGGGGCCGAAACCGTTTCGGTGATCCCCTATCAGCGCCGAAACCGTTTTGGCGTTCCCGTAATCACTTGATCTTGCAGAGAAACCCCCGATGTCCAGGGTGATCCCCTCACAGGGGGTGCCCCGAAACCGTTTTGGACATGACCCCCGAAACCGTTTTGGTCGAGGTCGACATCCAGGGGAAAACGGGCTTCGGGGAGCGGCCAAAACGGTTTCGGTCGCTTCAGTCATTTCCAGGATTTCTAGAAACGCTGGAACACCTGTCCCACCACCTGTCCCACCCACCTGTCCCACCTGTTTTCCGTTAATTTTCAATGGTTTACCCTCTAAGTGGGACAGGTGGGACAGGTATTTTGCTATATAGAGTCGTTGAAGGTTGATGAAAATCACGGAATCCTAGCGTTGCCACGGTTTGTGGTCCAGAAATCGCGAAAAACAGGGGTCAGAGGGAGGGATATATATGGTATAGCAAAATACCTGTCCCACCTGTCCCACTTGCGCGTAAGTCACTGAAAATGTTGAATATCAGGTGGGACAGGTGGGTGGGACAGGTCCCGGACAGGTCCCCGAACCCGTCCCACGTTTTCAGCGTTTCTAGGATTTCCTGGAAATCTGGATTTTTCAGCCGTTTCCAGGATTTCTGGAGTTTCTGGAAACGGCTGAAAACGAGCGGTCGAGTCGGATGGGAACGCCCCGTAGCCCCGGTCAGGAAAACCTGAACCGGGTCAGAGGATGTCTTCCAGATCGCCGTCTTCGACCTCGACAACCCTGTAGCCGTTCGCGATCTCGTAAGGAGTGGCGTCAGCGCGGACATAGGCCCGCTGACGGCCATATTCGCCCATGGTCAACTGGTGCCCAGCCCCTTGGGTATACTCGGAATACTTGACCCAGCCAGGGAGGCGCTTCATCACGCGGCCCACCACCTGCGACCAAGCGTTCTGGTGCTGGGTGCTGCGGGGGCTCTCTTTCAGGGCCTCGTGAACAAGCTGTTCGGCACAGGTCTTGACCCGGATCACCTTCATGTCGGGCATGTCCAGATCGGCGAAGTCCTCGCCGTCCAGCGATCCGATGTCGATGGGGGTGTCCAGGAAGTGCTCGATCCGCGCCCGCGTCTGGTCTTCGGTGCTCTCGACCCGAGCCCCTTCCTGACGTTGCTCGGCCTCGGCCAGAGCCTCGCCAGACAGGCCGAACGGAATCCGGCGGTAGTCATGCCGGGAGATCAGTTCCTTGTAGAGCGCGACGGCTTCGGCCCAGACCTGATCCATCTCACCCCTGAGCTTGTCGGTGTCGATGCTCTGGACCGTGACCTCCACCGGCCAGAACCGGCGGTTCTTGTCATCCTTCAGATACTCGTATTCGTTCGTGGTGCCCATGAAGAGGCACTGACGAGGGAAGGTCGACATGCGCTTGTCATAGGCCAAGCGGACGCGATCCTCGCGCCGGGAGATGAAGCCCTTCTGGCTCTCGATCTCGGATCGCCGCAGCGACACGAGTTCGCCTAGCTCCAAAATCCACTTCCCAAGCATCTGTTCGACGGCATCCTTGTCGCCGCTCATATCGACGGTCAGTTCTCCTGCCCATTTGCTGAAGGCCAGGGTCTCGACGAAGGTTGACTTCCTGACGCCCTGTTCACCGGCCAGCACCGGCACATAGTCGAACTTGTGCCCAGGGCTGAACACGCGAGCGACGCAGCCCAGGAGGAACTGTTTCGCAGTCTCCCGGTGGTAGGGCGTGTCTGGCGTCCCGAGGTAGTTCACGAAAAGGGTCTCGACCCGCTTCTTGCCATCCCAGGGGAGCCGAATCAGTCTGTCGATGATCGGGTGGTATTCCCATCGCTTGGCGACGAGGATGATGGCGTCCTTGATGTCTCGGTCGGAGACCTTCAGACCGTAGCCGGGTTGACCTTGACCCGAGGGAGCCTCCAAGATCATACGGATCGAGGCATCATGCGCGTCAGTCCACTCCAGGCCATCTTCTCGGTCAGGAACCGTGATGCTCGGCACCAGCGCCATCTTGCTCTTGATCGGACGCCTGGAGCAAATCCGGCCCGAGAACACGTTGCGGGCGATGCTGCCGTGGAGGCGCGGATCGTTCGCGATGATGGTGGCGATGTTGAAGACGGTCGCCTTGATCTTGCCGTCGTTCGTTACCTCCAGTTCCCGCGTCCAGCCCTTCTTCGGCTTCTTCGGAACCTCGGAGCCCGGATAGGGCGGCAGGCCATTGCGGGTCAGGTCTTCGCCTTCGTCACCCAGGATCGCCCTGATCTCGGCGTCGAGGTCTTCGCCGGTCTCGTAGGCGTCGCGGGTCTCTTCGACCTCTTCGTCATCCATGTCCGAGATGTCGTCGAACATCGCTTCGATGTCGATCTCGTCCTCGACCATCTCCTTCTGGACGGCACGATCCTCCTGGGCGAACTTGAACATCGCCTTGAAGGACGGGTGCTCGGTCACGGCCTTGTCTTCGAGGTCCTTGCCCTCGTCGAGATCGCCGAACTTGTGCAGGCGCACCATGTCGAACGAGTTGCAGAGCGTGTCGGAACACGGGTCGGTGCCGTGGTGCGAATAGATGAAGCGGCCATCGTCCTCGACCACCACGCCGTTCGTCGTCGAGCCCTGGGTGTAGCTGTAGCGGGGCTTGCCCGAGTTCATGTCCCCAGGGACGTAGATGTCGGGCAGGAACTTGGCGATGGCTTCCTGGATCGGATAGGCGCGGCAGAACGCGCCGATGGGGCCGCGTTTCTCGAACGGGTCTTCGGCCTTGTCAGCGGTCGGGCGTTTCTTGCCACGCGAATCACTGAAGGGCAGGTTGTTGAAATCGCGCCAGTCTCCCGGCCAGGACTCCAGAAGCTCTTCCGGGTCCAGCAGGCGGCCCTTGTTCACCCAGGTCTTGTATTCCTGGTCCTTGGAGCACGACGGCATGAACATCATCTGGGCGACGCGGAATGACACGTCGTCCACGGCGTCCATGCTCTGGTCGATCTTGTGGGCCAGAATCCGGCTCACGGCGTCGTATTCGTCGCGCTTCACCGGATGGGTGAGCGGGAAGTTCAGACGGACCCTGGGGGCCTTCGGCTGGTGCTTCCGCGTGGTGTGGGCCACGAACTCGAAGTTGGCGATCTCCAGGATGCCGTCCTCGATCAGCGAGAACAGTTCCGGGGCGCAATCGTCGATGTCGATGGTAATCAGGTCGCGTTCAGCGATGGAGTTCTTCCGGCGGCGGCCACCCTGGATGGGACCCCCCAGATACCAGCCGTCCATCGCCTTGAGTCGGTCTTGCTCCGTCTTCGGGAGCTTGAAATATGCCTTCTGTTTTTCGTTCGTTCTAGGTGGAGACGAGAAGAGAGCGCAGAAGCTCTTCCATGTCATCACCTGATTCTTCGCCTTACCGAGATTGAACCCGCGCCCCCTGGCGATACGGACTTCTCGGCTGGCGTTCGGCCATGCCGTCGCCATACCGGGCTTCAGACGTAGACGTAGGGATGGAAGTCGTCGAGGGACACTTCACCTTTGGAGACATCAACGATCTTCGCGGCGAGTTGCGGCGTGACCTTCCCTTTGCGAATCACCTTGTAGAGACCCTGCGGCGTGTATTCGATGGCCGAAGCCAGGATGGGGATCGAGCGCATGTTGCTCTCGCTCGGCGGGCAAGCCTTCAGCAGCAGATCGTGCAAAGGCCCCAAGTTGGTCATTCGGATCGTATCGGACATTGATCTCTTCTCCAGGGTGGTCCAGGGGGTATGATCGGAACATAAAGCATCAACTGCCTGTTGACAAGTGTAATCGGAGCGTTCATTTTAGGGTCTCCGACAACCGGGACCAGAGAAAGGACCATCCCCATGAGCTTGGAAGCGAAGATCGAAGCCCTGACCAGTGCGGTCGAGGCGCTGACCGAACAGGTCAAGACCCAGAACGCCACCGTCGCAAAGGCGCTGGGCGCAAAGGGCACGGCTCCTGCCGCTGCCGAGAAGCCCGCCGCGAAACCCGCTGCCGCCGAGAAGCCCGCCGCCAAGCCCGCTGCGAAGCCCTCGGCCAAGGCCAAGGTCCCGACCGCCGAAGACATTCGCGGCCTGTTCGGCCCGTATCTGGCCGGTGCCTCCGACAAGGCCACCAAGAAGCGCCTGATCGAAACCACCAAGCCGCTCCTGGAGCACTTCGGCGTCGACAAGATCACCGAGGTCGCCGAGGAACAGCGCGCCGAGGCCCTGAAATACGGCCAGATGCTGGTGGATGCCTTCGAGGAAGACGGGATCGACGGTGCCGAAGCGGTCAAGTTCCCGTTCTCGGAAGATGACGGCGACGACGGCGACGACGACGGCGACGAAGACGACGACGACGGTGACGACGACGGCGACGAAGACGACGACGGCGTTCTCTGATCCATGGGCACTCCCGTCGAACATAGTTCTCTCGGCCCTTCGTCTTGGAGCCGCTGGATTCGGTGCCCCGGCAGCGTTCAGGCGCAGGCCGGGATACCGGACAAGGCCCGATTCGAGGCCGCCGAGGGAACTGTGTTCCACGAACTCGTGGCCGACTGTCTGGAGATGGGCTTCGAGCCCGAGGATTATGTCGGCGGCGGGAGGGGCCTGGAGGTCGATGGCTTCTTCGTCGAATACAACGAAGAGATGTGCGCTGCGGCGCGCGACGGCCTGGACTTCGTTCGGAACGTGGCCGCTGAACCCGGCTGGGAACTCTACGTCGAGACCCGCGTGGACATCTCGAAGTGGACCCTGCCGGGTCAGTTCGGCACCGCCGACGTGATCCTGGTCAACGTCGCCAAGAAGCTGGTGATCGTGTTCGACTGGAAATACGGCAAGGAGCCGGTTTACCCCCAGGAGAACGAGCAAGCCCAGGGCTACTGCCTCGGTGCGTGGCAGACGATCTTCGGCAAGCTGTTCGATTGGGACCCGTCCGGGGTCAAGGTGACGATCATCATCGAACAGCCCAGGGTTCCGGGCGGCGGCGGCCCGTGGGAAACCACGATGCAGCGCGTCCTGGAGTTCGGGCAACATGCGAAGCGGCAGGCCGTGCTGACCACGGCCAAGAACCCGCCTCGCAAGGCCGGTGTGAAGCAATGCCGGTGGTGTCGAGCGAAGGACTATTGTGGCACCTTCGCCGAATGGAACATGGAGATGATCGGGCTGGAGTTCGACGATCTCGACATGGCGGACGAGACCGGGTTCCTGCCCGAACTCGAAGCGCCGGAAGAGGTCACGCCCGAGCGCCGCACGATCCTGTTGCGGCTGAAGCCGATCTTGAACCAGTGGATGGAGGCGCTGCACAAGGCCGCCTACCACGACGCCCAGGTGGGGAACCCGGTTCCGGGGATGAAGTTGGTCGAGGGCAAGCGCCCCGCCCGTAAGTATCACGAGAACGCGACCCACAAGGCCGAAACCGTTTTGAGGAAGGAACTCGGCGACGAGGCTTACCATCCTCCCGAACTTCTCTCGCCCGCACAGGCAGAGAAGAAGCTGGGCAAAGCCCGGTATGCGAAGCTCTTGGACCGATTCGTCGACCAGGGGACTCCGCAACCTATCCTGGTGCCGGAAGAAGACAACCGGCCCCGGATAGAATCAGCGGTCGATATGTTTGACGACCTTGATGCAACCGATGAAAACCTATGAAGAGGAAAATCCAATGACTGAAGAGAAGAAGAAGGTCGCTGGCCGGATCAAGCTGGAGGGCGTTCGCCTCTCCTTCGCCGACATCTGGCGTCCCAAGGTGATCAAGCGTCAGGACGGGACGGAGTCCCCTCCGAAGTTCTCGGCCAACTTTCTGATCCCCAAGGAAGGCTCCGAACTGACTGCCATCGTCGATGGCAAGCGGGTGCCGATCATGGTCGGTCTGAAGAAAGCCAAGATCGCGGCCATCGCCAAGAAACTCGGTGAGGAAAAGGCGAAGACGCTGAAGATCAAGTCCTCGGCCTATGCGGTCAAGGACGGCGACGAGGAAAACTACGACGGCTACGAAGGCCAGTGGTATGTCTCGGCGAACAACGCGAAACAGCCGAAGATCATCGGGCGCGACAAGCGCGTGTTGAAGGAAGCTGACGGCGTGGTCTACAGCGGGTGCTATGTGAACGCGATCATCACCCTCTGGTATCAGCCTGCCGGGGTGAAGAACGACAACCCGGTCCCCCATGCGGTCTATGCGTCGCTGGAGGCCGTGCAGTTCGTCAAGGACGGTGAAGCTTTCGGTGCTCCGGGCGTCGATGTCGACGAAGACTTCGACGATCTCACGGACGACGACGACGATCTGGACGACGACGACGTGGACGGCGACGACGAAGACGACGTTCTCTAAGGCCAGTGAGGGGCGGGAAACCGCCCCTCCATCCCCTCTTGCTTCATTCCACTGTCCATGATACGTTTCATTTTATGAGTGAAACGTGGCGGCAGATTCCAGGGTTCGAGGGGCGATACGAGGTCAGCGATCTCGGGCGCGTCCGATCTCTTGATCGCGCGGTCCAGACCTCGAACGGTCAAGTTAGACGCTACAAGGGGATGCTCTTATCTCCTGGCCGCCAAAACGATTTTGGTCACGTCACGGTAATGCTGGGCCGAGACGGAGGGAGTCGTTGCGTCCACGAATTGGTGCTTCTGGCTTTCGTCGGACCTCCTGGGGAGGGACAAGAGTGCAGGCACTTGGATGGAGACGGAGCGAACAATCGGCTGGGGAACTTGTGCTGGGGATCGAAGTCGCAGAACGGCAAAGACGTAACACGCATGAACCGGCGTCGGTTCACCTACGAACAGGCGAAAGAAATGCGTAGCAAGAAGAAAAAAGGTGCCCTGTTGCGTGAGATCGCGGCGGAATACAGGTGCAGCGTTTCGCTCGCCCACCAGATCGTGACGGGGTTTCGGTATGCACCTGATTAAGCCGAGGCCGAAGCGTCTGCATCACGATTTTGAAACTTTTTCGCTCGCGGACGTAACGAAGGTCGGGGCGTCTCGTTATGCGCGCGACCCGTCGACCGAACCCCTCATGCTCGCCTATGCCTTCGACGACGAGGCCGTGAAGCAATGGGTTCCGGCGGAAGGGCAACCCATGCCCGCCGAGGTCGAGGACGCGATGCTCGACGATAGGGTCAAGAAGTTCGCCTGGAACAAGAACTTCGAGTGGAACATCTGGAAGCACTCCCTCGGGATCGACACGCCGCACTCGGCATGGCGCGACCCCATGGTCATGGCCCTTTCCCTGTCTCTGCCGGGGAAGCTGGCGAAGTGCGGTCAGGTCCTCCGGCTCGACGAGAAGTATCTGAAGGAGGACGGGCACCGGCTTATCAACTGGTTCTGCAAGCCCAGGCCCGCGACCAAGACGCGCCCGGAGCGCCGAGTCCACTTCCACGAGAAATACGATAAGTGGTTGGAGTTCCTTCAGTATAACCGCATGGACACGGTGTCCGAGCGCAAGATTTACCGCATCCTGCGGAAATACGATCTCCCGGAGCACGAGTGGGAGCTTTGGGCGCTGGACCAGGAGATCAATGATCGCGGCATCCCCGTGAACATGGAGATGTGCCGCAACGTGATCGAGGTTCGAGACGAACTGGTCGCTGACCGGATCGAGGAACTGGAAGAGATCACCCAACTCGAAAACCCGAACGCCCAGGCCCAGCTTCTCGGCTGGCTCCAGAACGAAGGATACCCCTTCAACGACCTGAAGGCGGGCCACATCCGGCGGGCGATTGAGAAGTATGACCAGATGGTCGAGCGCGGTCAGCGCCCGAACCAGAGCGAGGAATACCGCCGGGTGCTGGAGCTTCGGTCGGAGGTCTCCCGGACCTCGACCAAGAAGTTCGACGCCGTGGCCTCGCACGTCGACGAAGACGGCAACCTCCGAAACTGTTTCCAGTTCAGCGGAGCGGGTCGGACGTGGCGCTGGGCGGGCCGAGTCTTCCAGCCCCAGAACCTTGCGAAGCCGACCAAGGACCTGGAGGGTCTGACCTGGGGTGAGACGCCGCAAGGCTACAAGTTCGTGACCGGCGGCACCCAAATCGAAGCCGCGATGCTTCTTCAGACGCTGACCTCGGAAGGCGTCGACATGCTGTTCTCTCGCCCGATGGACGCGATCTCCGGCGCTGTTCGGACGGTGGTGCAAGCCCCTCCAGGCTATGTGTTCATCGACGCCGACCTTGCGGCCATCGAGAACGTCGTCCTCGGCTGGCTGGCGAATGACCCGAAGATTCTGCGCGTCTTCAAGAAGGGACTGGACCCCTACATCGACTTCGCCACCTACCTCTACGGCAAGACCTACGAAGAGCTTTGGGCCGAGTTCAAGGGCGGCAACAAAGGCAAGCGGACCATCGCGAAGCCGGGTGTATTGGGGTGCTTGAAGGGCGACACTCCGGTTCTGACGGACAAAGGCTGGAAGGCCATCGTGGAGGTCAATAGTGATGATTGGCTTCACGATGGCGAGAAGTGGGTTCGTCACGAGGGCGTGGTTTTCAAAGGCCACCAAGAAGTCTTGTGTGGGTCTGGGATACATGCTACTTCTGACCATCGGTTTTTGACTGAAGAAGGATGGCATGAGTGGCAATCGGCGTCCCTGCAACAGATGTTCAAGTCGGCTCTCGTTATGGGGAATGGCGTGTTCTTGGAGAAGCGGGGTCCTCTCGCAGCACGGGAAAAGTCTTTCTATGCCGATGCAAATGTGGTCGAGAACGAAAGATACCAAGATCAAACCTCGTGCGCGGATTATCCACACGTTGCACCGGCTGCGCTTCGGCTGACCGTCGCTCCGATGTTGGAAAGCGAGTCGGCGCAGTCCTTTACGACTTACTCGCAAATCGTTTCTATGCTGCGCGAGCGCGTTGCGAAAACCCGGAGAACCGTGCCTACCGTTATTACGGGGAGCGCGGAATATGTTGCCTATTCGGTTCCGCTGACGAGTGGGTGTCCTATGTCGCGGGAACTCTCGGGGCTGATGGAACCCTCGAAATCGACCGAATCGACAACGACGGGCATTACGAGCCAGGGAACCTTCGGCTCGCAACTCGATCAGAACAGAACTCAAACAGCAGACACTTGGGACATCCTGAATACCGGGGATTATGCCCGGTTCGCGGTCCTGACGGAAAGTGGGTGCGTCGTGGCCCATAACTGCGGATACATGCTCGGCGCTGGCAAGCAATACGAGAACCGGCAGACCGGCGAGATCGAGGCAACCGGCCTCCTGGGCTATGCCTGGAACATGGGGGTCAAGCTCACCCCGGAAGAGGCCGAGCGTTCGGTTCGGGTCTGGAGGGAGACCTTCAAGGAAGCTGTCCAGTTCTGGTATGACCTCCAGCGGGCCGCCTTCAGGACCATGCGGACGAAGAAGGAGACGGCCTGCGGGCATGTCAGCTTCGACCGCAAAGGCCCGTTCCTGCGGATGAACCTGCCCAGCGGGCGTTCGCTGCACTACCTGCGCCCGAAGCTGGAAGAGGTCCTGGCACCGTGGGGCGATTTCAAGATGTCCCTCACCTATGAGGGCCAGAACGACAAATACCAGTGGGATCGGATCAGCACCCACCCCGGCAAGCTGACCGAGAACGCGGACCAAGCCATCGCTAGGGACCTACTGGCTTCCGGGATGATGAAAGCGGCCAAGGCAGGGATTCCTATCGTCATGCACATCCACGACCAGATCGTGGGGCTCGTCCGGGAAGAGAACGCCGACGACGCCCTGACCACGCTGATCCAGTGCATGACAGACCGCGACCGCTGGATGGGGGACATGCCGCTGAAGGTGGCCGGTCACATCTCCAGGTGGTTCGTGAAGGATTGAGAAATGAGTTTACACGACAAGCCAGCCTACAACCATGAAGCCATCCGAAGAGCGTTGGTTGCTCACTGCCTTCCGGTAGACACTCCTTCGTAGACGGCAGATGCTTTCCGGCTGGGCTGGACCGCAGCTTTAGATGCTGTTCGCGGTCTAGACAGGGTTCCCGCTGTCGGCTCCCTTGATGACGGAGTTCCGAACATCACCAATCCAACTAAACGGGGATTTTCTCCAAAATGATCGAAGAACAGATCGAACTCGAGGTTGTCGCCAAGGCCGAGATGGCTGGATACGAGGTCCGAAAGGTCCAGTGGATCGGACGGCGCGGGGCTATGGATCGCGTGTTCTTCGGCCATGGCAAGTGCATCTGGATCGAGTTCAAGGCCCCCGGCAAGGAGCCCAAGGGGCAGCAGGCGCGCGAGGTCAAGCGGTTGAAGAAGAAGTATTCGGACATCCATGTCTGCGACAACGTGGCCGACGCCCTCCGAATCCTGGGGATCGCAGCATGAGCAAGATGGACACGCGGCTCTACCTGCAAGCTGGCGCTGAAGAGGTCCTGAACGGCTTCCCTGTGACGCTGACGGAGAAGGACTTCGAGGAATACCAGTGGTGGATGTCCGACCTCCTTCAGAAGAACGAAATCGTTTTGCTCGGGGCCTTCATGGGTTCTGGCAAGACGGCGACCGCACTTCATGCCTTCTGGAAGCTCTGGTCCACCGGAAAGGCTCGAAAGGCCCTGGTGATCGCTCCCAAGAACGTCGCGGCGGACACTTGGCCTGACGAGATCATGTGCTGGGACTTCGCCCGAGAGCTTCACTATGCCTGCGTCGTGGGTGACGAGGAAACCCGTCTGGCCGCGCTTCAGGAAGAGGCAGATGTCGTCATCATCAATCGGGAGAACCTTCGCTGGCTCTACGAACAGAAGGGTATCCGCTGGTTCCGCCAGTTCGACGTGATGATCTATGACGAGGCATCGCGGCTGAAGGCTGGCAACAAGCGCACGACGCCGAACGTCCGCAAGGATGGGTCTGTCAGCCAGCGGCGGTTGTCCGAGTTCGGCTACGTCGGGAAGATCAGGCTCCAGTTCAAGTGGGTCTGGGAACTCGCGGGCACCCCGAATCCGAACGGCATCATCGACCTCTGGGGTCCGCTCTACATCCTCGACAAAGGCCAGCGGCTCGGGACCAGCAGGACGAAGTTCCTGGAACGCTGGTTCCGCTACAACGCCTATTCCAAGACCCACGAGCCCTTCGATCACTCCGAGGCCGAGGTCATGGGGCGGCTGAAGGACGTGTTCTTCTGCCTGAAGGAAGAGGACTATCTGAAGCTGCCGCCGCTCCAGGTGGTGGATCGCTGGGTCAATCTGACGCCTCGGCACATGCAGATGTATCGGGAGTTCGAGCGCACCCTGGCGCTGGAAGAATACGACGTGGAGGCCCCGACGAACGCGGTGCTCTGCAACAAGCTCCTGCAATTCGCGAACGGCTCGATCTACGCGCCCGAGGACGAAGAGGACGGCGAGTGGAACCCGAACCGGAAGCCGGTGGCGAAACACATCCACAACCGCAAGCTGGACGAACTGGAGTCGATTTTCTCCGAGGCAGCGGGGCGTCCGGTCCTGATCGCCTACAGCTTCAAGTTCGACATCCACGCGATCAAGAAGCGGTTCCCCTGGGTCCGCGCATACGGCGAGACGCCGAACGATCTGCGCGACTGGAACACCGGAAAGCTGAAGGCGATGATCCTTCATCCGGCCTCGGCAGGTCACGGTCTGAACTTCCAACACGGGGGCAACATCGCCGTCTGGTATGGACTCAACTGGTCGCTTGAACTATACCAGCAGTTTAATAAGCGTCTTCATCGGAGGGGGCAGAAGGGATCGTTCGTCAGGCTCTATCGCATCCTTGCGCGTGGCACCAATGACGCCAGAGTGGCGGAAAACCTCGCGCAGAAAGCGATCACCCAAGACAGGATCACCGACACCGTTCGCGTCCGCATGGAAGACATTCGGAGGATGGCGGCGTGACGGCCTATGACGATGACATCGAAGCGATCCTGGGCGGCGCGGCCAAGCCGAAGCCCCACGGTGGCCTTCAGCCTGCCCCGTCTCGCGCTCAGAAACGGGCGGCCCTGGCGATCAAGCAACAGGCGGACCTGAAGGCGTCGACCTCCAGGGACGGGAACCTGAGTTCCGTCAGCATCAAGAACGGGGTCACGGTCAACTGGCTCGCGGCGGTCTTCGGCAAGACGACCGAATGGGTGCGGAACAAGCTGGTCGACTGCCCCCCCATGTCCCAGCACGGCAAGAGCTTCCGCTATGACATCAAGGTCGCGGCGCAGTATCTGGTCACGCCCAAAATGGACATCGGCACATATCTGCGGGACCTGAAGGCCACCGATCTCCCGGCATCGCTTCAGAAGGAAATCTGGGATGCCCGCCTGAAGCGCCAGAAGTGGGAGGCCCTGGCTGGCGATCTTTGGCATACACAGGACGTGATGGCCGTGCTGTCGTCCACCTTCGCCATCATCAAGTCGACGGTCCAGCTTTGGCCCGACACGGTGGAGCGGCAGGAAGGGTTGACCGACGCCCAGCGAGACCTCTTGGTCCGCCTCGGGGACACCCTCCAGGACGAGATTTACCAGGGGTTGGTCGATGCCGCGCGCGAGCGCAGCACCAAGCCTTCGCTCTTCGATGTGGACGAGGACGAGACCTCGACCGAAATCGTTTTGGGCGACGATGACGATCTGGAGGATGTCTTGTAATGCCGAAATACGAATTGATTCAAGCCGACTGCCTCGAAGCGATGAAAGAGATCACGCCAGGTTCTGTTGATCTTGTTCTTACTGACCCGCCTTACGGAACGACTCAGTGCAAGTGGGACGCTGTGATTCCATTCGAGCCGATGTGGGAACAGGTTCGACGAGCTTTGAAGCCGAACGGCGCAGCAGTATTCACCGCAAGTCAACCGTTTACTTCTGCACTTGTTATGTCGAATCCGAAGGCTTTTAAGTGTTCTTGGGTTTGGGAAAAATCAAAGTGTGGCTCCCCCGGAATAGCGGCTATTATGCCTATGCGGTTCCACGAAGATGTTCTTGTATTCTCCGCTAATTCAAGAGAGAAAACTTCGTATTTCCCTCAAATGGAGAAAGGTGGGACTCCTTACAAAAGATTTCATAAGGCTTCAAAGACTCACGAAAAAAACGAACACGGGACTGGATTTTCAGGAGGGGCCTATTCTGAGAGTAAGGGGGAGAGATACCCCCGGTCAGTTCAATTTTTCGCACAGAATTGGAGGCGGCAAGATCAAGTGCATCCAACTCAGAAGCCCGTCGCACTCATGGAATACCTGATCCGAACTTACACGCGCTTCGGCGAAACGGTTTTGGACTTCACGATGGGTTCTGGAACCACTGGAGTCGCGGCCATGAACACCGGGCGCAATTTCATTGGCATCGAGCGCGAACCGAAATACTTCGAGATCGCCAAGAAACGGATCGAGGACGCCGCTAGAGAAGCCGAAGAGTGGGAGGATGTCCTGTGAGCTTTCCCTTCGGTTCCCTCGAAGACATCGTGGTCGCGGCAGCGGAAGCCGTTCGGCCACCGGAGCGGCTGACCGTATCCCAGGCTGCGGAGAAATACCGCAAGCTGAACAACAAGGGAGCTTACGTCGGTCCCTGGAAGAATAGCATGGTCCCGTATCTGATCGAGCCCATGAACGTCCTGACCAGTATGCGCTATACCGCGATGGTCTTCGTCGGCCCGTCTCAGTGCGGCAAGACTGAAATCTACCTGAACTGGCACACCTACACCGTGGTCTGTGACCCCACCGACATGATGCTCGTCGAGGCCAGCCAAAGCCGCGCGGCTGACTTCTCGAAGCGCCGGATCGACCGACTTCATCGGGACACCAGCGAGGTCAAGGATCGCCTGATCCGAGGCCGGAACTATGACAACACCTTCGACAAGCGGTATCGCAGCGGCGCGATGGTCACGCTCTCCTGGCCCACGGTCAACGAACTCTCGGGCAAGCCGATCCCCCGACTCTTCCTGACAGACTATGACCGGATGGATCAGAACGTCGAAGGCGAAGGCTCGCCCTTCCTTCTGGCCCAGGCGCGCTCGACCTCGTTCCGCCGCTACGGCATGACGGTGGCAGAGTCTTCGCCGTCGTTCCCCATCAAGGACCCCCGCTGGACTCCGGCCACCCCGCACGAGGCCCCGCCGACTGACGGCATCCTTTCGCTCTACAACGAGGGCGACCGGCGGCGGTTCTACTGGCCCTGCTATAGCTGCGGCAACGCTTTCGAGCCCGACTTCCCCCTCCTGAAATGGGACACGGTGGACGGCAATCTGTCCAAGACCGCGAAGACCGTTCGCCTGGAGTGTCCGCATTGCGGGGCTCGCTACCACGAGAGCGGCGGCGAGATGCCGGGGAAGCATGAGATGAACATGCGGGGCTTCTGGCTGAAGGACGGCGAGAAGATCACGCCTGACGGAGAGATTGTCAGCGAAGCAATCGAGACCGACGCCCGCACGGCCAGCTTCTGGCTGAAAGGCGTCTGCGCGGCCTTCTCCGAGTGGGATGGCCTTGTCTTGAAATACTTCAACGCCCAGCGGACCTATGAGCGGACAGGCTCGGAAGAGGGCCTTCAGACGGTGATGAACACCGGGTTCTCGCTGCCCTATCTGCCGAAGGCCATGGAGAGCGACCGCGTTCCCGAGAAGCTGAAGGAGAGGGCCTACGACTATGGCTACAAGGTGGTGCCTGCGCCCGTCCGTTTCCTGGTTGCGGCGGTCGACGTTCAGAAGAGTCGCTTCGTTGTCCAGGTCATGGGCATCGGCCAGGGCGGCGACATCTGGATCATCGACCGATTCGACATCCGGCACTCCCGGCGCGAGGACGAAGAGCGCAAAGGACAGGTCCACAATGTCAAGCCCTTCACCTTCCGGGAAGACTGGCGACTCCTCATGCCAGAGGTCCTTCTGAAGACCTATCCGCTGGGAGACAACTCTGGTCGCCACATGCGGATCAAGGCTGTCGTGAACGACATGGGCGGTATGAACCAAGCGACCTCGAACGCCTATGAGTTCTGGCGCTGGTTGAAGAACGGCCCGAGTGATGACGAGCCGGATCACGAACACTGGAACAAGCTCTGGGTGCCGGGTCTTCATGCCCGCTACCAGCTTTACCAGGGGGTTCCGAGCAAGCCCGCGCAACCGAAGCCTCGGGTCAAGATCGCCTATCCAGATTCTGGCCGGAACGACCGCTCTGCCGGTGCGCGCGGTGAGATTCCGGTCATGCAGGTCAACACCACGCCGATCAAAAACCAGATCGACGCCATGCTGGAACGAGACAAGACCTTCTCCGGGAAGATCAACTTCGCCCACTGGCTGGACATCAACTTCTACAAGGAACTCTGCGTCGAAGTGAAGGATCACACCGGGGTCTGGCAGAACCCGAAGAGCTTCAGGAACGAGTCCTGGGACCTTCTGGTCATGGCCCAAGCCCTCCTGATCGAGCGCCGTCACGTCGGCATCGAACGGATCGACTGGAGCGATCCGCCTGCCTGGGCCGGAGAATGGGACGAGAACGATCTTGTCTTCGATCCCTCGACGGACAAGGAACCGTTTGCGAAAAAGAAGACGAACGACTATGATCTTGCACAACTGGCACAAACTCTGGGGTAACGCGACATGGCTCACCTGACCATTGCCGAAAAACTGGTCGAGGCCGAAACGGCCCTTCACGAACTTCTCACCGGCACCAGCGCCCGCGTCGTCGTCGACCAGAACGGCGAGCGCGTCGAATACACGGCGGCGAACGCCCCGCGTCTGCGCGCCTACATCGAAGAACTGAAGCGGACCCTCTCGGCTCCGAACCTGGGCTCGAACGGCCCGCTGCGGGCGGTGTTCTGATATGCGGACGTTCCACGATCCCGATCAAGAGGCCGCCTACATCCTTGGCCTCCCCGTCGCGGCTGAGACGCGCCCTGGCACCCCCCAGATGATGGGCGGTGCCTACGAGGCGGCCAGCCAGTTCGACCGTTCGCTTGCGACGTGGCACCCCGCCATCCAGAGCGCCGACGCCGACATCCTGCCTGACAAGGACCTGACGGACGCGCGGGCCATCGACATGACCCGCAACGACGCCTTCGCGCTGTCGGGCGTCAGCCTGCACCGAGACAACATCGTCGGCTCGCAGTTCATGCTGAACTCGAAGCCGAAGCTGAAGGCTCTCGGGATGGACGAGACCTGGGGGACCGAGTTCTCCGAAGAGGTCGAGGCCAAGTTCAGTCTCTGGGCCGAGAGCTTCAACAACTGGCCTGACGCGGCTCGCAGGAACACGTTGACCTCCATGGTCCGTCTGGCAGTCGGGGTCTATCTGAAGGGCGGCGAGCTTCTGGCGACCGCCGAATGGTCTCGGGACACTGACCGGCCCTATCGCACCGCGATCCAGATGATCGCCCTCGACCGCCTGTCGAACCCGTCCGATCAGGTCTATGACATGGAGCGGACCCGTGGCGGCGTCCGCCTGAACGCTGCCGGTGCCCCGCTCGGATACTACATCCGCAACGCTTCGCGCGGCGGAATGTGGGACTGGAAGCAATCGGTCTCCTGGAGCTATGTGCGCGCCCGAAACAGTTTCGGTCGCCCGCAGGTGATCCACATCATGGAACAGGATCGCCCTGGGCAGACCCGAGGCGTGTCCCAACTGAGCGCCGCTCTGAAGGAAATGCGGATCACCAAGCGGTTCCGGGACATCACGCTTCAGAACGCCGTGGTCAACGCCTCCTTCGCGGCGGCCATTGAGTCGGAACTCCCCTCGGCCCAGGTCTTCGAGGCCCTGGGTGGCGGCGACGTGGGCTCCAGCATCGTCAACTATGCCCAGCAGTTCCTCGGCGCGATCTCGGCCTATGCTGGGAACGCCCGGAACATGCAGATCGACGGCGTGAAGATTCCGCATCTCATGCCGGGGACCAAGCTGAACATGCTGCCGATGGGCAGCCCCGGCGGCGTGGGCGGCGAGTTCGAGCAATCGCTTCTGCGTTATCTGGCCGCCGACCTCGGCGTCAGCTACGAGCAACTGTCCAAGGACTACAGCGAGACGAACTATTCCAGCGCCCGTGCAGGCATGACCGAGACCTGGAAGTTCATGCAGAGCCGCAAGCGCATGGTCGCGGATCGGTTCGCCACCATGGTCTTTCGGCTCTGGTTCGAGGAAGCGGTCAACATGGGCGAGATCACGACCATGAACGCCCGCTCGGTGCCGAATATGTATGACGGCCTGAACATGGAAGCCTTCTGCGAGTGCGACTGGATCGGCGCGAGCCGGGGTCAGATCGACGAACTGAAGGAGACCCAGGCGGCCATCCTGCGGATCAAGAACCGCCTTTCGACCTACGAGGAAGAGATCGGTCGCATGGGCAAGGACTGGCGGCCCATGTTCCAGCAGATCGCCCGCGAACAGGGCGTGATGAAGGAACTGGAGATCGAGACCGAAGAGACCAATGCCATGAACGCCGTGTCTGGCGAGACCCGCGAGGCCGGAGACGGCACGGTCGACGACACGGCCTCTGACGAGAGGAAGAAAGATGTCTGATCCCATCCCCACCCAGGTTCCCGAAATCGTTTCGAGTCGCAACGGCGAGGCTTTCGTCCGTCGCGTGATCGACGGTCCCGTGCTGGTGGCCGACACCCAGATCGAAACCTTTGCGGCAAACCTCCGGGAACTCGTCGGCCATGCGGACTTCGCCAAGCTGACGTCGGCGATGGTCGGCAGCGATGACGAAGAGTTCTGGAACTCGGACGATTACATGGCCCAGAACTACCGGCCCTATCGGGTCAAGGGCGGCGTGTTGACGATCCCCGTCATGGGCTCCCTGGTGAACCGGATGTCCTATCAGATGGACCGCTATGCCACGGGCTACGAATACATCCAGCGCGCGGTCGAGCGCGGGATGATGGACCCCGGCGTCAAGTCGATCATGTTCCACGTCGATTCCCCTGGCGGTCAGGCCGCCGGGAACTTCGAGCTTGTGAAGTTCATCGCCGATCAGCGCGGCAAGAAGCCGATGATGGCGATGGTCCAGGACTACGCCCTGTCGGGCGGCTATTCCATCGCAACGGCGGCGGACGAGATCGTGGTCACAAGCTCCGGCGCGACGGGCTCGGTGGGCGTCGTCGTGATGCACGTTGACTTTTCCGAGCTATTGGCTGATTTTGGCATCAAGGTCACTTTCATCAAGGCCGGGAAGCACAAGGTCGACGGGAACAGTTTCGAGCCTCTGTCTGAAGACGCCAAAGCGCGCATCCAGGCAGGGGTTGACAAGTTCTACGGCATGTTCGTCTCGACTGTTGCGGCAAACCGCAGTATGTCGGATGATGCAGTCCGCAAGACGGAAGCCCTGGTCTACGATGCCGACGAGTCGGTGGAAGTAGGCTTCGCTGACCGGATCGGAGAGTTCCGAACGGAAATGGCCGCCCTGGCGGCGAGAGAAAACGGAGAGAACGTGATGACGAATCAGACCCAGACTGCCCCCGAAGTGGACGCGACCAAGATCGCGGCTGACGCCCGCGACGACGAGCGCAAGCGTTTTGCCGAGGTCCAGGGTTCCGAGCACTATGCGGGACGTGAAGCCCTTGCAACCAAGTTCCTGGCCGAGACGGACATGCCCGCCTCCCAGATCATCGGTTTCCTGAAGGACGCACCCAAGGCCGAGGCCAAACCGGCGACCCCGGAGACCGAGGACAAGGGCCAGAAGCGCAACCACTTTGCCGAGCGCATGGGCAAGGAAGGTGGCCCCCAGGTGGGCGGCGTGGACGGCGAAGAGGATGACCAGGGTGCGGACGTGTCCGCCGATGGCCGTCCGAAGGCGTCGATGTCCATCCTGGCCGCCTATCGTGCCAGCGGTGGCCGCGTTCGCGATCAGAAGGCGTCGTAACCCGACGCCTTCTACCATCAACTCCTGAGAGAAGGACATCACCATGACGAACATCCCCTTCACCACGCCGAACCTCGCGGGCTCCAGCACCGAAGCGTTCACGCAATTCGACTTCCTCCTGTCGGATTCGCCGGTCTTCTTCACCGAGGACTTCGAGGTCGCGGCGTCCCAGAACCTGACGGTCTATCAGGTGGTCGGCCTGGACATCAGCGGTCGCATCATCCCGGCGGTGCTCGGCACCACGGCGGCCATCGGCATCACGACGGCACCCATTGTGACCGGCGCGGGCCAGAACCCCAAGCTCCAGATCATCCGGGGCGGTCACTTCAACGGCGATATGCTGGCGTGGCACAGCACCTACGATACGGACGCGAAGAAGATCGCCGCGTTCCGTGGGGCCGCCACCCCGACGAACATCGTCGTCGCCTTCAACAAGTATAACCGGGCGTCGTAAGACGCTCGGGAACCCGATCTGAGAGAAAGGAACCTCGCATGACTATCACTCGCACGGTCTTCAACACCGAAGAACTCCTGGGCGTCTACCGCGACCTGGAGCCGGTTCAGGAGTTCTGGCTGTCCTTCTTCCCCGGCCTGTTCACGTCCACGACGGAACGGATCGAATGGTCGAAGATCACCAACTACCGGCATCTCGCGCCGCTGGTTCTGCCGACGCAGCAAGGTCGCCCGACCTTCCGCGCGGAAGAGAACCTGACCTCGGTGAAACCCGGCTACCTGAAGCCGAAGGACGCGGTGCAAGACGCCGCCATGCTGACCCGTCGCGCCGGTCTCGGTGAGATCGGTCAGGCTCGGCCCCTGTCGCCGTCCGAACGCTATCTGGCGACCACCGCTGCCGTGCTCCAGAAGCACCGTGGCGACATCGAACGGCGCTGGGAATGGATGGCCGCCCAGGCGATCCTCTACGGCTCGATCACCCTGGTCGATGACGGCTACCCCACGGCCACGGTCGACTTCAACCGCAACTCGGGTCACACCGTCACGCTGGGCTCCGGCTCGCGCTGGGGTGAACCGGGCGTGAATGCCGTCGACCTTCTGGACCAGTGGAACGACACCATGGCCGACGCCAAGTTCGGCGGCCCCGCCACCGATGTCATCATGGGCACGTCGGCGTGGCGCGTCTTCAAGGAAGATGCCAAGGTGCAGCGCCTCCTGGAGATGGACATCCGCAACACCAGCGGCACGTCCCTCGACCTGGGCATGGGCAACGGCGACAAAGTGCAGTTCAAGGGGAACATCTCCCGGAACCACCGCGTCTGGGTCTACTCGGACTATTACGAGGCCCCGGACGGCACCGTCATGCCCTACATGGACCCGCGCGACGTGCTGATGATCGGCCAGAACGTGATGGGCGTGAAAGCGTTCGGCGCGATCCTGGACAAGAAGGCGTCCTTCCAGCCCCTCCCGGTCTTCCCGAAGATGTGGGACGAGGACGATCCCTCGGCGACGATCTTGATGACCCAGAGCGCCCCGCTCATGGTCCCGATCAACCCGAACAACACGTTCCGGGCGCGCGTCGTCGCGTAAGCCTGAACGGCAAGGCAGGCGGCTCCTGGGCCGCCTGTCTCTCTTCAACCCGCCACCAAGGAGACCACCATGTCGGGAACCACCAGACAACGCGCCGTCCATGAGATTCGCCTGAAGCCCAACAAGGACGGGACGCCCAACATCGTCAAGCCGAAGGAACTGTTCGACTGCCCGGATGAAGACCTGAAATGGCTTCAGGCTCAGGGCGCTTGCGTCGACTCCGACGAACCTGAGCCCGAGAAGAAGGCCGTCAAGGCCAAGGCCGCCGCTGCCGCCGAGAAGCCTGCCTCGACCGGCAAGGCCGCCAAGGCTGCGAAGGAACCCGCGCCCGCCCCGGCTCCGGCCACGACCGAAACCAAGCCGGAAGCCGACGAAGGTGCCGGTGAGGGCGACGGCGGTGAAGATGGCGACGACGGCGAGGACGACTTTCTGTGAGCCGTCACCGGGCCATCAAGGATAAGGCAAGGGCTCGACTCCATGATCGCATGAGGGTCGAGTCCTATTGCTACGTCGGTGGCCCGGACACCGCTCCCACCACGGTCTGGCTGCGCGTGAACTCGAAGGACGAAGCCCTCGGCGATCTGGCCGGGACGAGCCTTGCCTACGCCGAGCGCCGCGAGACCGTCCCCAAGCTGATTTTCCTGGCAGAAGAACACGATCCCCAGCGCGGCAGCGTCTACGCGGTCGGTCCCGAGGAAGCCTACAAGGTTGACACGGTGGACCCCCGAGACGGCATCACCGTGACCGTGATCGCGTCGCGACTGACCAAGAAGGAAGCGGCCCTCTACGAATATCCGGGGTGCTGACATGCTCCAGTTCGTTGTCGCCGTTGAAGGGATCGAGACGCTGAGAGAGATTCGCGAACTCGGCCCCAAGATCAAGTTCGCTGCGGTGCAGGCCATCAACAAGGTCGCCCGCGATCAGCGCGCCGAAGCGGCTCGCAGGATCACCGACCAGATCAACGTGCCCAAGAGCTATGTGTCCCCCGCTGGCGGGCGACTGGTGGTCTCCCAGCAGGCCCAGCGGACTTCCCTGGAGGCCCGCATCACGGCGCGCGGCAGGCCCACGTCCCTCGCACGGTTCTCCCGTGGCACCCCCGGAAAAGCGGGCGTTACGGTCGAGGTAAAGCCGGGGCAATCCTCTTTCATGCGGCGGGCCTTCTTGATCCGCTTGCCCCAGGGATCGGCCTTGACCGACACTCGGTTCAACCTCGGTCTGGCGATCCGGCTCCGGCCTGGAGAGCGGCTTCAGAACAAAGTGCGGCAGGTGAAGCTGGACAACGGGCTCTACCTTCTCTACGGGCCAAGCGTTCAGCAGGTTTTCCTTGACAACCAAGGCCGTGGCGTCGCCGATGATCTGGCGGAACCCACCGCCGATTACCTGGAGGCCGAGTTCGCTCGGTTGCTTGCGATATGACCTTGAACGCCGCCTTCCCTCTGGTCTTCCCTGATCCCCTGCCGTTCCGGCTGCGGGTGCAGAAGAGCCTGACCGCTGCGCTGAAACAGATCACGCCTGCGAACGGCTACTATTCGGACATGGCCGACTTCACCGAGAAGGGGAAGACGATCAGCCGAGTCTACCGGGGTCGGACCCTGTTCGGTGAGGATGACCCCCTCCCCATGATCTCGATCCTGGAAGAGCCCATCGCGCCGGAGACCGATCTGGCTCCGACTGCCGGAACTGCGGGACGAGGCCCCTACGATCTCATGGTCCAGGGCTTCGTCGACAACGATTCCAACAACCCCACCGATCCCGCCCACATGCTCATGGCGGACGTGAAGAAGCGTCTGATCGAACTGAAGCAAGACGAGCACCTGTCGAATCGCGTCTTTCGTTTTGGCCCCAAAGCGAATACAGTCGTCGGTGTCTCGTTCGGTGGAGGGGTTGTGAGACCTGCGGACGAGGTTAGCGCGGTAGCCTACTTTTGGCTTCGCGTGAGCTTCGACCTTGCGGAAGACCACCTTAACCCGTTCGGATGAACACCCTGAGAGAAAGGACATCACATGGCCCTGAATACGAACGCCACCCCCAACTACACGCTCGGTCGCGGCAAGGTCTACTTTGCCCGCTTCGTGAGCGGTCAGACCCCCGGCCCGTTCCGCTACATCGGCAACACGCCCGAGTTCAACCTGACCATCGAATCGGAAACCCTGGACCACTTCTCGTCCGACTCGGGTATCCGCGAGAAGGATGACTCGGTGTCGCTGGAAGTGACCCGCACCGGCTCGCTGATCTGCGACGACATCAACGCCGAGAACGTGGCGCTGTTCTTCTTCGGTTCGACCCAGACGCTGACCCAGGTGGCGGCCACCGGCCAGACCGAGAATTTCAACGACGTGAACCCGGAAGATGTCTTCCAACTCGGCCTGACGACCAACAACCGCGTCGGGACGCGCGGCGTCTCTGCCGTGGTGGTCACGTCGAACCCCGTCGGCACCACCTACGTCCTCGGCACCGACTACACCGTGGACGCGGATCGCGGCATGATCGCCATCATGCGCGGCGGGGCCATCGCTGCGGGCTCGAACATCACCGTCGCCTTCGCTATCGACGCGGCGTCCTCGGTTCGGGTGCTGTCCGGTTCGGAGCCGGTCGAAGGGGCCATGCGCTTCATCGAAGACAACCCGAAGGGCGACGACCGCGACATCTTCCTCCCCTACGTCAAGATCACGCCGAACGGCGATCTGGCGCTGAAGGGCGACGAGTGGCGGCAGATTCCCTTCAGCATCGAGGCGCTGAAGCCGTCCTCGGGCGAAGCCATCTACGTCGACGGCCAGCCCGTTCGCTCGTAACCAAAACCGTTTCGGGCCGGGGCCGCCGGGGCCTCGGCCCGATCCTATCAACCGCCAGGAGGAATACAGCCCATGGGCTCGCTCGCCGACATCAAAATCCCGACCGTCGAGGTCGAGGTCGCGAAGGGGATCACCGTCACCGTTCGCGGTCTTTCGTTCCTTGACGTGTCCACCATTTTCCAGGATCACGCTGCCGTCCTGGACAAGCTCTACCGTGAGCACATCATCGAACGGCGCGAGATGCCGCCTGCCGACCAGCTTGCCAAAGCCTTGATGACCGAGGCCCCCGACGTGGTGGCCCACATCATCGCTCGCGCGAACGACGAGCCTGAGAGCTTCGAGAAGGTCGCCAAGCTCCCCGGCATCACCCAGATCAATGCGCTGATCGCGGTCGCCCAACTCACCTTCCATTCGGAGGACGAGGTAAAAAAACTCCTGGAGACCGTGATCCAGGGGGCGGGGGTCTTGAGCAATTTGCTCGGGATCGCCAAAGGACCGAGTCTCCCGAAAGCCTGAAGGCGTTTATGTGGGCTCTCAGGGGCAGCGTGAGCTTGCTCCTGGACCACGGCCACCCCCTGGCCCGCCTCTACCCCCTCGGCATGATGATGGACGAAGCGTCCATTGTTATCCGAAGGATCAATAATGGACACGTCACCCAGGCCACTCTTCTCCAAGGTGCCGTGTCTGGTGTATTGTCCAAGAAGGCGAACAAGGAGTTCCAAAAGCAAATCAGTCGCCTCCTGGAGTGATGCAACATGGCCCGTCGTGATGTCGATCTGGTAATCCGCGCCCGAGACGAGGCAAGGAACGCCCTTAACGCGATCAACCAGACCCTCGACAAGTTCGTGGGGACGCAGAAGGACGTTCAAGACGAATCGCAGCGAACGGACTCCCAGCTTGATCGTCTCGGCGCGGCCATCAACGAACTCCAGAAGAACCTGAAGGGGCTGACCGGCGGCGGCGCGGTCGCCCAGGAACTGGAGAAGGCTCGCTCGGCCATGGATCGAGTCCAGGCCGCCACCCAGGCTGCGGCTGGTGAGGCCATTGGATACGAGCGCGAGGCACGGCAAGCGGCCAGGGCGACGGCAGAGCTTCGCACCGAGTCCGAACGGCTCGCGGCCAGCATCAAGCAACAGGAAGCCTCGGTGTCCCAGGCTCGCTCGGCGCAGCGGGAACTGGCACGTTCGACGCAAGCGGGGGCCACGGCCCAGCAGCAGTATGCCGCCGCGCAGGAAAAGCTGGGCCGCGAGATCGCGGAACAGAGCCTGAATCTGGCGAATTATCGCAACCGCTTCCGGGAACTTCAGATCGCCATCACTCAGGTCGCCCAGCCCACGGCGGGCCTGTCTCGGGAGTTCGACCGAACCTACCGGAACATCGAACGGACCCAGGCGAAGATCGCCGACCTGTCGGAGACTCAGCGGCTGATCGCGACCGAGACGGATCGGGCCACGCGCGCAGTCGAGCGGTCGCGGGACATCTACGGTCAGCAGGCCGCGTCGGTCGGTCGGGCGGAAGCCGCTCTGGCGGGGCTCCGAGACCAACAGGTCAAGACCAACACGGCTCTCGCGTCGTCGGCCAGCCAGCAGAACCGCCTGGAGGCCGCTGCCGAGAAAGCTGCCGGTGCCCTTCGCTCCCAGGACCAAGCCCTGGAGCGCGCTGCCGAGAACTATAAGGGCGTCCAGATCGCAGCGAACGAAACCGAAGCCGCGATCTTCGGCCTGGAAGAACAGGTCCGAGGCGGGCTTCTTCGCGCTTTCGGCCAGCAGCGCGCCCAACTGAAGGCAACGGAGCAAGCCTTCGCTGCGAACAGCGCGGAAGCCCGGCGACTGGCCCGTGAGCTTCGGTCTGTCGACGAGCCGAGCAAGGAGCTTGCGGCGGCCTTCGAGGCTACCAGGGCGGCAGCGGCACGAGGGCGGCAGGAGGTCCGGGCGCAGCAGGAAGCCTTGCAGCGTCTGCGCGGCGTCCTGCGGGAGTCGGGCGGCGATCTGGACGAGTTCTCGTCGCGCCAAAACCGTTTCGCCACCATCATCGACCGCGCGTCGAAAGGCTTCGCCGAATACGGTCAGGAGGCCCGCAAAGCGGCAGCAGCGAATGACCGGCTGGTCCAGTCGCAGAACCTTGCGGACAGTTCGGCTCGCAGGCTGGTGGGGACCACTCGCGATCTCGCTCGTGCCAAGGCGGACGGGGCGCGCAGCACGGGCATCTTCTCGAACGCTATCCGGGAGTTCTACGGCGAAACCCGATCTGCGCTGTCGTTCACCCAGCGTCTGCGCGGTGAAGTCCTGTCGCTGGTCGCAGCTTATGGGGGCTTCTTCGCGGTCATCGACCTCGTTCGGAACGTGGTCAATTCCTTCCAGACTCTGGAGGCTGCGACGAACAGGCTGAACGTCGTGTTCCAGGGCGATGACCTCGCGGTCACGAACGAACTTGACTTCCTCCGGCGCAACGCGGAACGGCTCGGGATCGAGTTCGGGGCCTTGGCCCAGGAATACACCAAGTTCGCCATCGCCACCCAGGGGACGAACCTGGAGGGAGCGGAGACCCGTCGCATCTTCATCTCGGTCGCCGAGGCCGCCCGCGTCAACAACCTGACGCTGGACCAGCTTCAGGGCACCTTCGTCGCCCTTACCCAGATCGTGTCGAAGGGCTCGGTCTCCATGGAAGAGCTTCGCCAGCAGCTTGGCGACCGCCTCCCCGGTGCGATCCAGATCATGGCGGCGGGTCTGAACGTCGGCACCGACGAGCTTATCAAGATGATCGAGCAAGGGCAGGTGTCGTCTGACGCCCTGTCCAACTTCGCTGACGAACTCGACCGTCGTTTCGCTGACGCGCTCCCTGAAGCCTTGGAGACCACGAACGCCGCCCTGGGTCGGTTCCAGAACGCTCTGTTCCAGACTTTCCTTCGCATCGGCGAGGGCGGGGCAATCCGGGGCTTCACCGATCTGTTGCGCGATCTGACCGAGACCCTGGACTCCGCGCAGTTCCGGGACTTCGCGGATCGCGTCGGCGCGGCTCTTGGGACCCTGTTCGATGTCCTCGGCTCGCTTGCCCAGAACTTCGATCTGGTCATCATCGCGGCCACCACCTTCATCGGCTTGAAGATCGCACCGTTCGTTGTGGCGATCCTTGTCGTGCTGCGGCAACTTCCGCTGACCATCGCCACGGTTCGCGGCAGCTTCGTAGCGCTGCAAGCCTCCATGCTTGCCACCACCGGCACTCTCACGGGAACGGCAGCGGCGGTCACGCGGCTGCGCGGGGCACTGACCCTTCTCATGTCGAGCACCGGGATCGGGCTCCTGGTGGCGCTGATCGGCACGGGGATCGGGCTCTGGATCACCAGGACGGAAGATGCCACCGAGGCGCTGCGCCAACACGAACAGCTTCTCGATCAGGTCCGCAACGCCTATGACGAGGCTGGCGGGTCGGTCGAGGCTTGGCGGCAGCAGATCGAAAACCTGACCACCACCCAGGCGCGGTCGAACCTTCAGTCGCTCCAGGTCGAGCTTCGCGCCCTGCAACAGCAGTTCCGGGACGCGATTCCTCGTAACGTCCTGGGCGGCGCTGTCGGCGCGGGCGGGGGGTTCTTTACCGAGGTCGACGCGCTTTTTAATCAGTTCCGCACGGGGACCATCGACGCTGACGCTTTTGTCAGTCAACTCGACGAACTGAACGAACGGTTTCGTGAACTGTTCCCGGTCAACGAACAGTTCGCCGAGACCTTTGACGAGATCGCTCGTCAGATCGCCGTGGCGTCTGGCCGCGTTGAAGAGGCCGACCTGATCCTGGTAGCCCTCACCGGGACGGAAGCCGAGGCTCGTGAAGCTCTTCGGCGACTGTCGGGGCAGATCGAGACCACCGGGGACGCGGCGCGTTCGGGCACCGAAGACCTGGATCAGTGGCGGGAAGCCATCGGCAAGCTGCGGGAGCAGGTGCCCAGCCTCGCCGACGAGATCGAAGACCTGGATCGCCGGTCGGAACTGGAGAACGCCTACCAACAGACGCTGCGCCTCGCGCGGACGTGGGGTCAGGTCCTGGAAGCCTTCCGGCTCTACCAAACTGCCTTGAACGACTTCGACGTGGAAGACTTCATCTCGAATCTCCAGGGGGTCGGCGGTGGCACGGCGGGGCTCGCTGCCCAGATGATTCGGGGCTTCGAGGGGTTCCGCGAGACTCCTTACTACGATGTCAACGCCTTCCGCATCGGCTATGGTTCGGACACGGTTACGCTTTCGGACGGAACGATCCGGGCCGTGACCGAAGGTATGCGGATCACGCGGGCGGACGCTGACCGAGACCTCGTTCGGCGGATCATGCAGGAGTTCACTCCTGCGGTTGAACGCGCCGTGGGCTCCGAACGGTTCGCGGGGCTCGATCCTCGCCAGCAAGCCGTGCTGACCTCTCTGGCCTACAACTTTGGTG